TGAGCAATACTTGAAGTTGCATGAGTTTTTGAACTTCAGATGCACCCCAGAAGTAGTTTGGCAATGGGTTAGGGCAGATCTGTACAAAAGGACACTCGCCTTTTAAAAACAGAGATGCGCCTGGGCGGTCATAAATAATGACATTAGGCGCTGCCATTGTGACTACTTGATAGTCAGCAGTTTCGTCATTCCACACCCACAGCTCAGTCATCTCAACGGTATCTTCACCGACTTGTGGCTTATAGCGGTTTACGCCATACAGATCAAGGTTAATGTTTCCGTAGATCGTAGGGTTAGTTTGTGACATCACAATACGGTTTACTGCTTCAGGGATCTCGGATTCAGATACCCGTGTTCCAGTAGTAATGCGCCTTACGATGTCATCACGCTTGGGATGGGAATACAGACGGGCATATAGCTCCGACTTGGTAATGTAGTAAGTTTGGACAAGGGCTTCTTGCCTGTCTGTATAAGCGATGTCCTCCCTGAGAACACCGATAGAATCAGGTTCAATCAGATAAGGGTTAATGCCGTTGTTGTAAACGAGCTTAACGAATGTTGTGTTGTAAACCAATGCCCATGTCAGCGCTGTAGAAAACACTTGGTCTGCATTGGAGTTTAGCCACTCATCATTGAGGGCTTGTGTTAATCGTGGTGTCTTGCGTTGCTCAGCTTCGTGAACCGATGCGCCTAGCTGTAAAGAGAAGCGAGTAGTTTCAGAGCTGTAAAGGAAACTGGTAAGTTGATCTAAGTGAGGATTGATCTTATTGAAGTACGCTGGTGGTTCTTCAGGACCAGCACCAAACAAATAATAAGCCCGCTGAGTGGTGTAATCACCTTTGCGGGCTTCTTTCGATACCAAGCACTTGGCAATAATGTCTAAGTAGAAATCTTCTCTTGCTTCAGGGCTTGACGGTATTCTCATCGCTTAATCTGTAAGTTATCAGGATCTCTCATTGTAGAGCTTGGATCAATTGTAGGTCCTTTTATAACTCCAGCTTGTTGCGGTGTCAAGCCCACTTGCTCATCTCGCACAGGTTTAATTGCACCACCCCGAAGAAGTGATTGCATATTTAATCCTTGGAAGCCTTGCGTACCACCTCCCCAGATAGCAGCATCGCCTGGGCGAGCTTCTTTTGGCGCTTCTTGAGTGGGAATGGGTTTTCTGGAGAGTTTGTCTTTGTCAACGCCTTTTTTGCGAGTTGCATATTTTTCTGCGTCTGCGTACTCTTTTTCGGTGAACTTGTTTTTCTTGGTGAGGAAGCCTTCTTGGTGTTCGCCTTCCCTTGTGGTTTTGATGTCGGATATTCCGAACTCGATTGCGAGTTGCTTGGTTGACTTATCAGTGAACTTGGTTTTTGCGCTGATAAGGTTAGGAGCTTGCAAAAATACGACCATAACTTCTTCATGACAATCCTTCATTGGACATTGTGGTTTACGGGCTTCAAAGTATCCGTGTTTAGGACACTTGTAATCATTTACTACTGCCATTGTTATTTCCCCTTCAGTTGCTCGTCAAGTGTTAAATCTGAATAATCATGTCTTGGCTTAATACCAAGGTTAATCTTAATCTCACCATTAACCAATGTCAACTTAGTAGATTTATGCAATACAGGCTTTGCTTCTTTGCGGTATTGAACAAATAAACTGCGATCACGGTTCTGCATGATGGCTACTTCGCCACCAATCCACTCCTGATACGCTTTAGATACCCGTCTTTGCACATATTCGGTCAATGGTTCGGTTTCATTTAGAAAAACATCCCGTATATGAGCTACAGACAGACCAGCAAGATCAGCAAACAGTGGAATAGAGATACCACGCTCTTTATCCTGTAAAAAGCGCTTAATAATCCGTCTTAGATCAGATCTACTGTGGATTACCGTTGGAATCGCCATAAACGCCTATTCTTTTCAAATAATCACTGACATTACGCCCAACAGTGAGCTGTTCAGGGGTGAAATCATCCTGTACACGGGATACTCGCTTAGTTAGCTTTTGGGCTATTAGCCTAGGTTGTACTTGTTCAGCATACGCAGCGCAAGCTAGGGCAGTAGCAATTACTCGGTCATCTTTGTTGCGCCCTGATGCTTCAATAGAACTGCCATCACGAATAGTAGTTTTCATTTCCTCGATGGTGTCCATATCCCAGATGTCTAGCATCCCACGCTCAAAATAATCCTTCATGTAAGTCAACATACGCTCTTTAGTCGCTGCCGTTGTCATCCACCCAATAGAATTACTGATTCCTCCAAGGGTATCATTTCTGCGCCAGATGTAGTTTTGCATATTGCCGTACACATCCATCAGGTCTTTCCCTAATGCTGTACCCATTGCAGCAGCTTGGCGCTTGAGATTTCGCAATTCATTGATAACCGCTTGCCCTGGACCATTGATTTCAAGGTTCAGAGTAGAGTTTTTATAAGCACCAGCTAAGTGAGCAATCACCCAAGCGAACTGATAAGTGTTTAATTCTGAGGTAGCAAACGATGCTACTTGCTCCAATCCGTCAGCATAGACACGAAGGACTTGAATACAGAATCGGTCTGCCCAATCGCTAGATCCGTAAGCAGGATCAGCACCGATAACATAATAAGCAGTATCCACAGGTTCTTCCCAAACCTTGAGCGTGGCAAGGCGCTCGGTGGATTTGAGGACTTCCGTATCGTGAAAGTTAACTCCAAAAGAATATCTATAGGATTGGTAAGGAACTTTCTTGAGTTTTTTAACGGCATCCGTACACCTCGCATTAGAGAAGAAAGAAGTACCTGTCATCACAAAGGCGTAGTCCTCAGTAGGAGGAAACTCTTGATACATGAGGGAATCATCCTTAATACCTTCAAGCATCTTCCAACGCCACCACGCTATCTGGCGAGAATTGATCTCTACGCCATACAGCTTTTTAATATCACGCACCCACTCTTTTTCTTCACCAGTGAGTTTGCCATCCCAATAGACTTTGTAGGTTTGTCCTTCAGGATCAAGGGAATACAGCTCATTACGCCACCAGCCACAAAAGATAGCACGCTGAGTTCTAGCACGCTTGGCAGTGGTGTACATATCGTGAAACATATTGAAACCCCGTGCCGTACTCTCAAAAGTGTATAGACGGTCAGGGTTAGTTTCAGCCAAGGAAGCCAGCAAAGATGCTAGTCCTTCTTCATCTCCCCAGCTTGAGGTTTCCGTTCCATGTAGGTATGTAATAGCCTTACCACGACCAAGACTTCCTTTAGCTCTAAGTCCAGCGACTTGATAAAAGATACGGCTGCGGTTCTTGAGGGAAAGCTGATTTCGGTTGTGAGCAAGGATCGGGATTTTGAACTCTTTGGGCAAACCATCCATATACATGGCAAGGGTTGTTCGAAACATATCCCGATTTTCTTCCGTATCTGTTGTGAGTGTGCCTTGAAGCCCTGGGTGCATGAAGTGCCAGTAGAGGTCAAGTGCGAGGGAGATTGTTGTGATTCCAAGTTGCCTTCCTTTCAGGATTACAAAGAAATGGCAATCTTCTTGCAATCCCTTTGTAATTTCTTGCATGACATAGGTTTGAGTACCTAAGAGGTTGTCCATCTTCCGTAAGCCTTGCTCCTTGGTTTCAATCTTGAGCTGCTTACAAAAGTAGTAAAAGTGTTGGAGGTTAAATTTACTCATGGGTTACCCAAGGTAATTTGTTGTCGTATTTTTGCAACATCGTATAGTTGCCTTTCTCAAAGAATCCACGATCAACAGAATATTCGTTACCACCTAGTCGAAAGCAAAAGGTACGCTCTCCTGACCAAGTGAACTTTGGAAAGACTTGTTTTGCAGTGGCATAGAACTTACGATCTCCACCCCACCCTGGCTGTGCTAAGACACTAGCAATCATCTTGAGGTTCTCGGTTTTCATACCCCACATACACCAATCTACAAAGCGGTGACCTTGGGCTTGCCAACAGTCGTGTAGCTCTCCTAGAGCTTCGCAGTCATCATCAAGGACATAAGCGCCATCTTTGTCATAAACGGATCTTAAGCAATATGCCCAATCGTAGCCTTCATCAATCTTAGCCATGATGGATTGCACATGATTCGGTTTATACCAATCATCGTCATTACAAAAGAAAGTGACATCCTCGTTTACTAGGAGTGCGGAAGCTGCGTATAGTCTGCGACCTTCTACATCCTTGCCACCGACATAAGAATCCCAATAGCAAACCTTTACGCAATCGCTTCCATGCAGATTTCGTATATCCCAAAAGGTTTGAAAATCCCCGTCACAAAAAATGTAATGTTTAACGGGGTATGTTTGGCTTGCTACAGACATCAAGCAATTTAACAATTCGCCTGGGCGCTTCCCGTTGGTTACGGTCACTACGGCTGCGGTTTTCAATTGTGTTTACCTAGTTTCTTGACTTCAAAGTTCGGAATATCCCAATACGCCACCTTAAGCCTAGCACTGTGGTTTTTGGCTAGGTCTATTAAG